TTACTCCTTAAAATCGTTCGGATATTGTCGTCTTAGCACTTCGCTTTGATACGCTTCTTTGCAATGTTGTTTATCAAAGAACAACGCATTAATTAGCGCATAAAAAAAGACCCACCGCTTTTTTGGTGAGTCTTTTAGTTTTGCATTGCGATAACATCGACTACTTATCGTTTCGTCTGCATAGCCCCCAGCAAGTGTATTACACAGTTGGTCTAGTGCTATCAGTATCTGTTTAATCTTCATATCTCCGCTCCCAACCTGTTGTATAGTCATATTCAAGTGGTTTGTCTGATTGCATCATTGCCGCTTTATGTCGTTCAGCATTGATGTGATCAGCATTTTCAGCTCGTACCATTCCTGCGAAGATTTCAGCAAGTAGAGATGGCGTCATCTCAACAAAATCATTTGAAAATGATTTCCATTCGATTGAGCCGATTTTATCAATGACTTGAGATAAACCAAGATACTTTGTCTTTTCTTCCTCCCCAGTTTGAAACCACTTATCTACACTCGCTATATATACACCACCTAGACTACGTTGATAACGATACGCTTTAATGCGTTCCCAAATTTCATTTTTTTGGTTTACTAAAAGTTCAGCTTGTTTTTCATCTGATAATATCCATTCTGCGCCGTTCCAGATGTGTGCTTCTGTCGGTCGTGGTTGCGTTGTTGTATTATCTGGATACTCTCCAATCTCTTTGATATCTATTTCTGCACCGTCGATTATTGAGTAAACTTTTTCACCACGATGGTCTGCAATATATTGCCACTTATCATTGACTCGCTGTATCACAAAACCGTCTTTACTATCTGGCGGAGCGTTAATATAAGCTCCCGCTGATAACCCTGTCCCGACGACAACATACTCAGTTGCTTTATGTGTGTAAATTCCGTTTGTATCTGTAACAAACGCATCAACATAGCCACTATTTAATGCAAAACCGTCTTTGTCAAATTCTACTGTCATATATTCCCCCATTATCTAACCCGCCAAGCAAATATATTGAAATGCGATATTACGCGGTCGGTTTTCACTCGCCGTTGGTACAACGCGAGAGGCATCAAAATCAAATTGCAAACCTATACCGCCACTACCAGCTGCTCGTCCCGAACCACTGTACGTTGATACATTAATTGCACCGCTACTTGTATTATTCCCTTCTGCTGTAAACATACGTCCATAGCCCGTAATGTTACGGATCGCATCTCCTTGATTGCTTAGTAACGAGCGCCCACTATCCACACCTCGTCCATTATCCCAACCACGAATAAATTCTCCGCGTAAATCTGGTAGTATCCTGCCGTATAGCGCATATAGCTTCGGATAAACTGATGCACTGATTGCTTGACCAGCTAAAGCAATAAAGCCGCCTGGAATACTTGATTTTGGATACGGGATTGGCATTCCTACCAACCACGGCACTGGCAAACTTTCAGATAATTTTTTACCTTTACTCTCAACATCTTCTTTAGCTGTAAATACACCATTATTTTTTAATGATGCTAAAAATTGATTATTTGCAGCATTTCCACCAAAATGTATTTCGCCGTTAGAGTTAAATCCGATAAATCCTTTTTCACTTCCAATCGCACAATCTCCAACACGACTTACATCAATTATTTTTCGCCAATTCCACCCATCAACCGTCCATCCGCCAGTCCCAGATGTAAATTCAATCCCACCAAACATCGTGTCACCCGTTTTTTTTACGCGATTATTCACATCGTCATCAAACCCAATAGCTTGCCACGCTGACCACCCAGTCGGGGTATAGTCATCACTAAATCTATAACGTATATCTTTCGGACCAATGCTTAAAAATTGAAACTTTTGATAACCTGCATTAGCATGAATACCATTTAAATCTTGGTTTGTTCCTGCAACGTCGGAAGGAACACCTATCGCTGTATCGGTACAGCCAAAAAAACACGAATTAGCTAGTGTATCTAAGTTAGTTACAATGTTTTTAGCAGCAGCTCGACTATTAGCATTATCATTTGCTGTTTTAACGGCTAGAGGTGTTGCAAATGTAGCAGTTGATGTACTTGTTACACTGCTATCAAAAACGGGTTTATTGATAATACTATTCCATTCAACTGGTAGATTGTAACTAGACGACAACGACACCCATTGCGTGCCGTTAAATTTTTCAAAAATCTTGCTAGTATCATTCCATCGCTTTGCTCCGACCGGTATATTCTGATTATCCCCATCATTCCAAGTTGCCGTTGCGTTAATCGCTTGATGCAATTCATCAACAAAATCAATGTAATTACTATCCACTGTCGGTTTTTTATAATCCGCCATATTTATACTCCTTTCACTACCCAGCCAACGTTGCCGCTAGCTCGATTGCCATCTTTATCAAACAAAAACACATAAAACCCTGTTGGATACGGCTCATCTTTAAAATTACTCACTGCAAACATCGGGACTGTCGCTTGCGGTGTCAATACTGGTAATCCCGCATCAATAAATGGCACCCTAAAATCTACCCAAGTTCCATTTACATCGTTTTTATTTGCATAAACCGTTCCGCCATCTGTTTTGAGCTTTTGATCGAGTTTGATATTAATATCATCAATAATTACTGGTTCGTTTGCAGCAGTAATTGTGATTCTAAATTTCAAATATCTAAACTTCGTTTCATAGATTGATGCTTCTGTATGCTCTCGCCATTCTTCTGTTTCCGCTCCTCTCACCGCTATGTAATATGCAATTTTGTAACTACCTTTACTTATCACTTTTGGTGTAATCGTGATTTTACTGGACGCTAAAATCGTGCCGTAGTCGATTGTTTCTTCATAACTACCAGATTGCTCTGTTGGTTGTAGATACAACGGATAACCAGCATTAACCTGAGATTGTGGACTTGTAAATCCGTTAATCTCATAGTGTTGTCGCCAAGTTTGCGTTGTGTTGATTGGTAAATAGAGGTTGTTATTAATAGCACGTGCATTACTAAATGTACCGCCGTACTCGCTGTTGTAGTCATACTTTAAGATGTAATCAGGTGGCTCACTGACATTTGCGAGTATAAGTTGCTCAACTGCACGATTACCTGCACTGTCAACCGCTCGCACCCAGTATTTGTAACGACCTGCTTTAGTTTCGAATTGCGGAAACGCTAAACCATCAATACGAGTCAGTAATTCAGCAGCTGTAAAGTCATCACCCTTATAAAGTTCGTAATAAACTATCGGTAATGATGTACGCGCATTTGTCCATTTCAACATTACATAGTTATCAATAACTTGCTGTGAGATTTGGACCGTGTTTGGTGGATAAATCACTAATTCAGCGTTTGCTGCTTCACTTCGATTGCCACCCAAATCAATCGCTGTCACGGAATATTGTGCATTGCCTGAATAATCCGCCTTAAACTTAAACGATGTACTTTTGACGGTTGCAATTACACTATCATCGCGTCTTACTTCGTACATCTCCGTTGCGAATGAGTTATTCGTTACTTCTTGCCACGTCAATAACACTTCTTCACCGACAATTTCTGCGTTTAAAGTCGGTACATTGCCTGCATTAACAGTTACATCGATAAACTGTGGATTGAGCGAGCTAATATTTGATGAGTCAACCGCAGTCACCCAAAAGCGATGTGTGCCACTTGTGATAAAGCCTGCGTTTAATTCATTCGCTTTCACTTTTGCAACTAATTCTGATGTTGCAAAATCAAGCCCTGTTCTCACTTCATAGTGGTCTAAGTCTATGTCTGGTACCATATCCCACCGCACAAAACATCCCTCTTGCGGTAAGATATAACTATCTAACCCTGTCACATTGTTTGGCGGTCTAAGTTTCCCAATTGGTCTATACGTGTATGTTGTTGTCGCTTTTGTCCATGTACCGAGAACGTTAGCTGTATCAATTTTAATTTGATAGTTGCCGCTATCTTTCACGTTCGGAATTTCGATTGTGCTGTCATTAGTAATCTGCAGTGTAATCCAGTTACCATTCCCTTCACGATAGCTAAGCTGATAGCGTGATGTGGTACTTGTGGCAGGTGCGTAACTCACAACAATACGCGTTAGTACAGTATTACCCATGCCCTTATATATCTCATCAGTAATAACGACATCTCTTACCCCTGTATTAAGCGTAAGATTACTTGTATCTCGTTCTCTAAAAGCCCAATCTCTCTCAATATAGTTATACTTTGACGGATTGTGATCCACTGCACTAATTGTAAATGTGCTATCGCTATTTTCGGCAATAGCAACTACCCTATAAAGTTCAGGTAATAAATCCGCTTTCGAGATAATCCATGTGCTACCAGGTGCGATTGAACTAAATGTACTATTAACAGTAACGCGTGAAACGGTACCTCGTGTATTAATATTACGTTGTTCAAGGTTACCATTATTATTAATCAGACAAAGAATATAATTTTTTCCGCTTTCTAATGTAATCTCTGTATCTAACAATATTGTTGATGTTGTTGAACCCTCTTTAACACGTCCGCCCATCCGTTCACCTGCTCGATGAACATCAGATACTTGGATAATGTCACCAGGCATTGGAATAACGCCGTCCTGACCAACGCTAAACGTTACTACCTCGCTTTCATACTGTTCGGTAAACAACAACCATTTCCCCACACGTCTTGCTTGACCGCGTGATGTACAACCAAACGCTACTACTTCTGTTTCTGATACATAGCCCATTTTCACAATCGCTTCTGCATCTTCAACATACTCAACAGCCTGTTTGAACATATTATTCGGGTCATTCCAAGTAACAAGTGCAACATTATGTCTAGTTTTGATATTGCTTCCTGCCCGTGTAAATGTGCCGTTAACCACGTTGGTATTGTTAAACTGGTAAACTGGGTCTTTCGGTGCATCTTGTACTAAAGCAAGCGTTCCACTTGCCCAGTAACTCATTGCTCTGAATGCTGAAGCTAAATCTTTTAATAATTTGTAAGCTTCCTCTCTCGTTTGTAAGTACACATTACAGGTAAAACGAGGTTCCCAACCGCCAAACCCGTTCGGCACATATTCATCGCAATATCGGGCAATTTGATATAAAGACCATTTATCTAACATAGAGTCTTTAATATATTCCCCTGCGCCATAAAGCTCGTTAGTGATTAAATCGTAATAAATCCACACTGGATTATCTGTCCATGCAACTTTGAATTGACCATTCCAATCACCGCTGTACGCTCTTGTTACTGGGTTATAATTACTCGGCACTCTGACTTTTATACCTTTACAATCATATGCTCTGGTCGGGATTGAGCTAAATTGCTCTGCGTCAATCTGTACTGCAACATAGGCTGTACTCGGATAAATGAGCTTTTCATAAAAACCGGTTGTAAGCGTTGCCCAAATGGTTTGGTTTTGGATAGTAGCTGTATTTGCATCTTGTGTTAGGCGAGTAACGCGTACATTCCAAGGCGCATTTCCTGATAAATTAAACGAATGTGTTCGGCTATATGTTGAAGTGGTTTTACCTGATATTTTGATTGTTCCCGCATTAATCCAACCACCGCCATCAGGTTGATATTCAACTTTAAGCTCAACTGTCGCACCGTTTACATCACCATTTGATTTATTTTGTGATGTTAATCTCGGTACTTTAATTGATATACGTGCAAAATCCGCTTCTTCTGCACTAATAGCTCTCACGATTGGATAAGCTTGTTTTACTTCAGTATTAATATCAGTAGTTGTTTCAATTGTATTACCTATTGACGTTCTTCTTTGTCTTACTGATCCATTTCTCCATTCAATTGCAACATCTTTAAAATTATAAGTACCATTATCATTTTGTAATGGCACATCACCAAAATAAACTGACTTAGCGCCATTAACTGGACCTTGAATTTCACCGCATGAAATCACTTCGACAAATTTAGCGTACTGTTTGCTACGGAGGGAATCGGGAGCTTCAACAGGTATTCTTCCACCACCACCGCCACCACCACCTTTGCCACCGCCTTTACGACCAACAATTTGCATTTTATAACCTCACTAATATCACTTAGGAAATAACACACTAAGATCTGAGTTATTCATTGATTTTGTATCTGCTGCTATCGGAATATCTTTATCTGTCAAACTCGCTGATATAACCGCACTTCCCACTGCTAAACGACCATATAAGAGCGGAATTGGTTGTCCTTGTTGCGTAGTATTAACTGCACCGTTAAATAAATAAGAGGGTTTGTTCTCTGGTGATTCTTGCGGACCTTCCATTTTGGGTGTCGGGGCTAACATCTGCGATACGCCACCTAATACCAATGCTGTTCCCATTAGCAATGGCATTTGGGCAACGCCCCCAAAAAAGCCTGAAGCCGCAACCGCAGACCACCCAAAAGGATTCCAAAAAGCAAAACCTATCAATGCTGCCCCCAAAATAATATTGAACAAACCACCACCTTTTCTTCCCTGTAACACAGGCACTAAGATAAAATCGGTTTGTCGCCCATGCTGCATATTAAAACTGTCTGCATCATCACTAGATAACGCGTGCTGTTTGACTAAGAAACGATAACGAATGCCGTACTTTTCTGATTTTTCTAAGAACGCTCTAAATCCTGTTCGTAATACACATAACGCTCGGATTGCTTCGGCGGGGGTATCAACGGCTAACTTATGTACTTTGCCAAAACGCTTTCCTAATTCGCCACGTAATTTAATTTTTCGCAACATATCGCAAGATGTGCGTTGTTCTATTTCTGTAATACTGACCATAAATATCCTTACTTGATAATCGCCCGTACAAATGCTGCCCTATCACACCATCACCAAGATACACTGCACCGTGATTTGGTACTGGTGCATTAATCGTCATTAAAATGACATCGTTTTCTTGTAAGTCCTCAACTTCGATAAATCCTGCTTTGGCAAAATTTTCTAGATAAAGATTGCCACCTTCATTCCACCAACCGTCTAAACGTGTAAAATCAGGTAAATCAATCTCTAATTCTTGTTTGTAGTAATCTCGAATGAACGCATAACAGTCTGTTAAGCCGTGAATAAATTTCCGTCCAAATAAGGGCTTTATATTTGTTACAGCGGGCATTGTGTGTAATTCAATCTCATCTTGATTTACGCCAATAATTAGCCATTCATACCCCGATACTGCGTGTGCATCTATATCCGCAACAGATGGTAAGCAATCACCGTCTGGGTGGGAATGAACAACCGTCACAATCTCACCTTGTTTCTCGGCTTTTTCGTAATCTTCAACACCAATTACAAATTCGTTTAGTCCATCTTTGGCAAGATTTTCACAAGCAATATATTTTTTTCGCCCGTTCTTAATAATAAAAAACCCGCAGCTTTCGTGCGGGTAACACTCTTTTGCGTGCTGTATTGCAGCTTTGATATGTTTATCCATATTAAATCCTTAAATAAGCTACTGCTGGAAAACCACCAAAAGGCAATTCGCTCCATTCACCAAAATGTGCCTTACAGTCATCTAATGTTTTGCCACAAGTCGGTAATCCACCTGTATAGCCACACTGTTCACCTCGATATCGGAATTGACAATAATCGGCAATAATCTGGCGACGTGGTAGCTTCACTCCCTCTAAATCGGTCGCAGGTAAAAGCTCAAAACTCACTTGTAAGTGGTTTTCTTCTTTCTTTTGGCTAATGTAAAACACATCATCTGGTAGGTGGGCATGTGGGTCGGCGGTTAAATTGCCGTTTTCAAAATTCACCGCATCGAGATAAATCACTTTTGTGCGTTTGCGAATAAATTTAGCTCCCTCAATGCCTTTAAGTTTTGCAAGTACAAGTGTTATTGCACCGCCTAAATTACTAAATGTCACTGTGGGTCTAACTGGGTTTAAGCCATCAACTGCAAAGCCTTCAACCTGAACAGGATAAGGGGTATATTCATTCCCTTGCCAGATAATCGCCTGTTTAAGCTCGCTCATCCCGTTGTGAAATCGGTAAACAACATCACCGAATTTCGTTAGGTCTAACTCATACAGCTCAACCCAAGCGGACGCATCAAACGCTTGTAGTGTTCCGTAAATACTCATTTATCACCTCACATAGGCTTGACATCCTCCCCGCCCTAAAGGACGGGGATTCCTACTAGTGCCCATTGCAAACAATGGGCTACTCTCGGTGGGTTCTTGTTGCTGACTTCTAATGAAGTTCACTTCACAAGCTCTACGGACATGTCCTGCCCT